AAACAGGTATGAAGCTTTTAGAAGCTAAAAATGTAAATAAATTCTTTGAAGTTGAAACATATGGTGTTCAAAAACGAAGAATGAAAAGTAGACTTAGCGGTTCTTTATTTGGCCCTTATTATGACACTCTGTCATACAACATAAGAGTTGTAGATCCTCGAATACAAGAATATTCACAGCTCACACGGAAAGTGGAGGTCGGCCTACGTGTTGGCGTAACAACAAAGAAGAATAAACTGGTTTTTCGCGAGGGCTATAAAACTTATTTTATTGACAGAGGTCTCCTAGGTTTAGAAGATACACGTATACCTATTACATCTACTAATAGTTTTTCTGACTTTCCTGAAGAATTTGTTGACAAGAATTTAACTGATGCATTAAATTGGGCATCTCAATCTAAATACAAAATTGACAATGACTTTTATGACTTTACACAAAAGTTATTATACTTTGAAGATGATAAAGGTAATGCTAAAAAGTATAATGATTTAAACGAATATAAACACTATATTTCTTCCAGAGGTGATGCATATGAGCGTTTCAAGTCTATGGATTGGCTTAGAAATAATGGCTACTCTTTCAGTAATCATGCTTTTGTTGACCATCGGGCTAGGATTTATGATCGTGGTCTTATTAGTCCGCAATCAGGAGAATCATTCAGACCTTTCTTAAATACTGAAGTTGAAAAAGTTCTTGGTGAAGATGGCTATAGAAACTTTAGAGATCAGATAGGCGCGTTTATGGGCGGTCTGAATGATGTATTTGAAGGTAGATATAATTCACTATCATTTACAGGTAGACAGAAAATTGCTGACAAATTGTGGCCAGAGATGGTTGATATTGGTAATAAAATGTTACGTGGCAAGCCAGGTGATATTCGTGCTATATTAGAATCTGATATGGTGCAATTAGTTGAAGGTGAAGAGTTAGGCAAGTTCTTTAGGTTTGCTATGGAAGCGGCTAAGATAGATAATTATCTAAATGAAAAACCACTAGCTGTTATTGTAAAAGGTAATCCTAAGTTTATAAAAGGTAATCCGTTAGCTGATAAGTTTTATAACGATATAAAAGCCAAGTTAGAAAATAACGGTTATCGAGTTGAATTTGACATTGGTGCAGATTTTACTGAACCTGATCAAAATGCAGCATTAGTAGTTGGGCATTCGAGAGGCGTAGATAGATTGAAATATGCAGCTAAAACATCTAAAACATTTGAAATAAAAACTAAATCAGATGTTGGAAGTAGTCCTTTGCATTACACTTTGTCTGAGTCAGATTTGAAAAATTTAGCTTCAACTAATAGAATGAACTCCTATAAAACTGCTCTTGCTCTTGAACAAGACGCCTCATCATCTGGTGCTCAGATCATTGCCTTAACCACTAAGAATAAACAACTTGCATCGCTTTCTAATGTTGTTCCTACAAATCAGAAAAGACGTCTATATGACGAAATTGCTGCAGCAACATTTAATGATCCACGATTTAAAGTATTAAATGAAAGATTAGGTCTCAATGAAAAAGATTTACGCAAAGCAGCTAAGGCTTAAAATATTATGGGTCTTATAAAATTCCGTTAATTCAGGGGATCTCCTAAGGGACAATCCTGAGCTATCCGGCATGGATGCCAAGTAATAGGGTAGTGCAACGACTATCTCGAAAGAGAGTACATTCAAGTGAATGGAAACGCGGAGACACGGACGTAAGATATAGTCTGGTCTGCATAGTAATATGCAGGAAATTAATTTAAATAAAAGAGAATATTAAAAATGAATTATGAAAAACTTTATGTAAACTTGTTATTAAAACACGGCACTGAAGTTAAACCTATCAATGGTTATTTTGAAAGACATCATATTATACCTAAAGCATTAGGTGGAGATGATTCTTCAGACAATTTGGTTTATCTTTCAGGTCGCGCTCATTTTATTGCCCATTGGATTTTGTATAAAATACATCAATGTAATAAAACAGCAAGAGCATTCTTCGGGATGTGTGACATGCAAAATAGAGAGGATAGATATAAGCCAACTTCAAGAATATATGAAATAGCTAAATCGACTTTTGCTAAACATAATCATATGAAAGAAGATAACCATAGAGTTCGTTCTGCAAATAATGCGCTTGAACAATGGAAAAATCCTGAGGCACGTGACAAATTAGTCAAAGGATTAATGCCAATGTTTGAGAACAAAGAGCATCCAATGTATATGAAAGGGAAAGTTGGAGATGCACATCCACGCTCTAGAAAAGTATCTACTCCATTTGGAATTTTTGGATCAGTGCGAGAAGCAGGAAAAACAATAGGTGTCGTTCATAACCAAATATCAAGACGTTGTAAAAGTGACAGTCTTAAATATTCTGAGTATTTTTATATAGATTAATTCGGTATATAGTAACGATATATATTTAACAACAGCAAAATATGGTAACGTTCTATGGCGCTGGCGAGAGAACGGGAATTTTAAATGTAGAAGGGAAATTAGCTAAAGTACTTGGCAAAGACTCTTCTACATTAGTAGTAAAAGCCAGTGATAGAGATAAAGTATTAAATGAAATATCGGCTCGTGCAGCAAGATATGAAAAGTTTGATCCTGAAACAACTGCAGAACTTAAGCAATTAAGAGAAAATGTAAAAGACATATTTAACAAAGGTTTAGATCCTGGTGATGAGATTATGGAGCAATTGTATTTTCTTGATCCTGCTACTAAAGACTTAGTAGAAAAAATGACACATTCATATGATATGGTTGTCACTCCAAGGGATTTCCAAGCTATTGCTAAATTAATGTCTGAACATTTAGGTGAACAAGTTCCTATCTTAAAAGACTTCACTAGATTCTTTGGGCGATTAGCTGAAGATTATTTAACACAAGCAAAACCTTCACAAGCTGCCTTAGATTGGAAATCAATAGGAACTACCAGTATATTAGGAACACGTAAGAAAGGTTATGTATTACCTGATAGAATCAGCGAGATATTAGGCCTTAAATCAGGTGAAGCATTGTCTGAAAAATTTTTAAAACGCTTTGATGGCTGGAAACCGGATGGTACATTAGCAGATTTAATTTATGGTGTTAAAGGGCCAAAAGATAGACGTACTGGTTTTAAAGTGTTTAAATTAGAGCCTGTTGAAAAATTAAATATATCAAAAGGTTTTGAAGTATTCTATGCTAATAAACTTCCCAAGTCTTGGACAAATGTACCATGGGTAAATTTTGACGGTAAAATTATTGAACAAAATTTCACACAATCTTTCGAAGAACGCTTAGTGTATAAAGATAAAGACGGTAACTGGGTTAATAATTTAGTTCAGATATCTCAGAAAACAGAAGCTACTTGGTGGGAACAGGTAGTAAACGCTGAAGGAAAAATTAATGATATCGCAGATGCAACGAAAGCACGCACAGCCTACGCAGTTAACGGGAATCATTCAAACGACGCCACGTTGGTCAAGAATTTCCATATATGGGGACGAGATAATAAAATTGCCACGTCAACCATTCACGATGCGTTTTTCGCCAATGCAGCCGATATGTTGGAAGCCCGGAAGGGTATCAGAAAACTATATGCTAACGTCTTAGACAAAGATCCTGTAAGGGTTACATTAGACGAAATGCTAGCAAGAGGTTTTCCTAAAGAATTATATGATCAATATTTAAACGAAGCTATTGACAAAGGATTAATACCTGTAGCAGGTAGGTCAGTTGTTGGTGGTAAAACATTAACTGAAAAAGACATCTTAACTAAAAAAGATGTTATGAGTGAAATACCTGATCCAACTAAGTTTGATGATGATTGGGGATTTTACGGCATAGGCTGAAAAGCTATAACTATTAACATTTTTTAAACTATACCGAAAGGACTTAAAAATGGAAATTACACAAGAATTCTTGAGAAAGAATTATCATTATGAAGATGGATTTTTATATTCCATTACTACAGGAAATTTAGTAGGCCATTTTAATGGAAATGGGAGAGTTCAAATTACAATAAGGCTAAGTGGCAAGAAGAAGCAATTCTATGCTCACCGTCTTATTTTCTTATATCATAATGGATATTTGCCAGAAATTGTAGATCATATTGATAGAGATCCTGCTAATAATAAGATAGAGAATCTAAGAGCGGCAACACCAACAGAAAGCTCTTGCAACAGGATTACACCAAATGCTTCAGGTTATCCTGGTGTAGATAAATATAATAAAAGATGGCGTGCAAAAATTAGATATCAAAATAAACATATACATATAGGCTATTTTGATACACCTGAAGAAGCTTATAAAGCCTATAACACAACACGTCTAGAATTACATGGCGAATTTGCGCCACAAGGATAATTATATGTCAGCAGAAATTAAAAAGTGTTCATGTCAACACCCTAATCAAGACAATCTCCACGGTAAACAAATGCGTGTAATGAATCCTGATCAAAAGAAAGGATTTACATGTACAGTATGTGGGGCAAAACACAAATGAGATTTAGCCATGCATTAGATATGATCATCGCTGGTCAAAAATTAGCTCGTAGCGGCTGGAACGGAAAAGATATGTATGTCAAATTAGTTAAGGCGCATGACTTTGAATTTTCTGAATTGAATTCTCACTTTGTCATTAAAAATGTCAAAAACTCTTTTGATACATGGGTTCCTTCAGTCTCTGATCTATTAGCAGAAGACTGGGTTTTGGTTAGCTAGACCCCGTTAAATTAACCCTAAGCGGTCCCCCCTTTAATGGGATCTATTAGTTAATTAGTCCTTTATCTATTCCTTAATAAAATAAATAATAAATAAATATATTAATGATTAATAGACCCCGTTAAATTAACCCTAAATACTAAAAACAAATATCCTATAGGACGGATTGTATCCGTTATATAACACTGAGTTGTACTCAAAGGAAATATAAAATGACCGAAAATGTCGAACAAAAAGAAACTGACAATATTACTCCGCCTCCTGCTACTCCCAATCCTCCTGTGGATGATGTGGACTCGAAAATCCAGGAAGCTCTTAAACCTATTAAGTCCAAACTTGATAATGCTTATAAGGAACGTGACGACGCGTTAAAGAAAGCTGCAGAGTATGAGCAAAAAGAAAAAGAAGCTGAATTAAAAAGACTTCAAGAAGAAGGAAAACATAAAGAAGCCTATGAACTTCAGTTAGCGGAAGCCAATGCTAAATTGGAAACGATAACAAAACGTAACATAGAACTCGCTAGGGATTTAGAAGTAAAATCTGTCCTTAGTGGATATACGTTTAGAAGTGATAAAGCAGCGGATATGGCATATATGGATGTGGCATCGCAACTTGTACAAAATGAAAGTGGAGTATGGGTGCATAAATCAGGAACTGATCTAAGAACCTTTATAAAACAATTTTCTGAAGACGATAATAATTCTTTCTTATTTAAACCAAAAGTTTCGACAGGGGCAGGTCAAACAAGTTCTAGCAGTACTTCTCAAGATACTTCGAATAAATCTTTATTCCAGTTATCACAAGATGAAGTGCTTAAACGTGCTGCTGAAGGATCACTTCGCAGGAAATAAATACTTTAAGGAAAAATGAAAAATGGGCGCTACAACTTTAAGCCTTCCTAATGGGCCATCAGGATTATCTACTAATTATGTATTACAAGAAGCTATTGGCGCATACAGCGACGAAGCTTACACTAATGCTAGAAAATTATCAGGTACAGGAATTACTTCTTCTAACCCACAAATTGATACTAGCACAGAAACCTTTATTGGTCAAATGCGCTGGATGAAACCATTAAATCCTACTGTTAATGTTGCATCATTAACAGATGCTACAGATGGTACGAAAACTAGTTACGACACTGACTACAGCACATACATTAAAACTGTACGTACACACGGTGCTGAAAAAGTTAACATGCAACAAATCGTAACACAACAAGACGGTTTGGCTAAAATTGGTCGTGACTTCGGTGAAACCCGTGCTCAAGACGAACACAATGCTATTCTTTCTGTATTGAAAGGTGTTGCTATTTCAGAAGCATTAAACGGTGCTGCTACAGGCTCTGGTGCAACCGGTTTAGGCGGTCAAACATTCTCTAACGATCCTACAGATAAGAAATATGGTTTCTACGTAGATCTTGGTTCTGAGAAAATCGTTACTGCTAATGGTGTTGCTCCTGGTGCGGTTACTAACTATGCATATCAAGGTGCTTCACGTGCTGAAGGTTTCTTAAATGCATTTGGTATGGCATTTAAAGATTATGAACCAGAATGGGCATACTTAGTTGTATCTCCTGAAACTATGGCTTCATTCCGTTCAGCTAATTTTGTTGATGAAACAACTATTGTTGATGGTAACATTAACTTTAACACAATCTTCAATGGTAAATTCCGTCTAATTACTACACGTGCTGCTCAGTCGCTTTCTGCTGCTGAATTAACAATGTTACGTACTGGTGCTGGCGTTGGTGCTGCAACTACTTTTGCTGCTAATAAGAAAACTTCATTCATTGTATTGCCAGGTGCAATTGCAATGGAACAGTTGACGGTTCCTGATTCAGTTGAAGTTTACCGTGACGCTAACAAATACAAAGGTGGCGGTACAACTTCTATTTGGAATCGTTGGGGTTATGTATTATCTCCTGCTGGTTACGATTGGAATGGTGCTAAAACTG